TTCCAGCAGTTAGAACAGGGGCAACGGTGACAGCACTTTTTACAATTACATTGGCAAGAGCGTTGTTGACGGTTATGAGGTTTGGATTTCCACCAAAGATGGCAACTAAACCTGCTCCAGTAATGCTTGCGGCAGCAAGGTCACACAAACGAAGAACAGTGTAGTCAGCATTACTACTCTTTGTAAGAGTTCCCGAAATTTCACAGTTAAGGATGTTTACATTCCCTGTACCAGTGGGCGTAGTGATAGTAAGGTTTGTCATTTTTATGCCAGAAATAGTGCACCCAGTATTTGTGCTCAAAGTTCCATAGAGTACAATGTTTCCACCGATAAGCCCAGGACCTGTTATGGTAGTGTACTGAGTAGTTATTGATGGGTTTTCAGTGTAACCTCCTGGGTGAACAATAATTGTTTTACGGCTTGAAGTAACTAAAGTCAACGCTTTAGTAATAGTAGCAACTGGCTTTAGAATGTCACCATTACCAGTGGTATCGTTACCATCTATCTGGCTAACATGGATTTCGGCGTCATACCCGTTAAAGGTTGTTTGTTTTCCATTGACAGTTGTAGATAGGGCTGTAGTTGTCGCATCTAAATAATCAAGGGCAGTGTTTAGGGTTGTACCCCAAGCTGTCTGTCCTACTGTAGGTTTAACAAGTGGCATTTTTACTCTCCGTAACTGTCTGAGCCGTATGCACCATTCCCATAACCAATTGTTCTAGGGTCTGGCTTTGAAAGAGATGCATAGGTTTGGAATTGTGGGTCATTAACAAGTTCATCTGGGTTTAGTTGGTTGCAGTCAATTGTAAGAACTGCGTAGTTGTAACCAAACGAACCACGAGGCAAAACACGAGTAGGAACAAATACTTCGCCTCTATATATAATTCTATCTTTAATATGGTTGTTTGAATCGGTAATTAAAGAGGGAAGGAGACGTTGGGCATCCCCAATATTAATAACAAGTCTTAGAGTATCTGTAACGTAGAAACCACGTTCGTTCATAATGTTAGTACCACGAACAAACTGCGCCATAACTGCAGGCATCTTAAACGGCAGCATCCATCGTCTACCTTTACCTGGAGTTGAAGACGATACGTCATAGATAGGGTCTATAATGTCAGTGTAGTTTTCTTCTAGGTAGTATTCTTGCCAGCGGAACCAGTCAACCTCAACACCAACAGTACCTCCGAGGTCTTCGGCGATACCTTCATACATAGACTTACTTTCGTAGTCTAGGTTAAATCTACCTTGAAGTTTAGCGCCCCTCATTATTACTTAACTCCGTATACAGTAAATGTACCCGTCATAGTACCGGTAGTTATAAATTGTATTAAAGAAATTTGAGCCTGAAGTTCTGCTCTACCGGCAACATATGCGCTGTCTGAAATTGATGTCATTACTTTCCAGTTAGTAGAGCTTCCATAGTTTGGTAATTCAATTGTGTAAGAAGAGTACACCCCTCCGGTGTTACCCAAAACAAACCCAGTACTTATTTCAAAGCCTGTTCCGTTATCGGTTGTACCTATATTACCACTGGTATTGTATACCATCCTAGTCGCTGAATAAACACCAGCACTTCCTGAGTTATTAAGCTTTAAGTAAACCGCACCACCGCTAGACCAACTTGAAATTTCATAAGTTATTACAAGTTTTCTATAAGTATAGTCAGATACTGTATAATTCCAAGTGTAGGTTCCAGTTGCGTTATTAGTTGTTTGATATAATTGGGCATATCCAATATCCCCAACATAAGCAACAGTTTTTCTAACAGGCGTAGTGTTGTTTGGAGTAAAGTAAAGTTTACTTCCGTCGTATTCAAAAGCTCCACCCTGTGCTGTGCCTAGGTTAGTACCAGAAGTTAGTTTAAGAGGTGGAGTACTACCTGCTGACGCTCCTATAACTAAATTTTCCAAAGTACCAACTGTAGTCAAAGCTGATGTAGTAGATGTGGTAGTTAAAAGGGTTTTGCTAGATGGAATAGTAGTTCCAAGGATAGAGCCACTTACAAGAACTTGATATAGACCAGCTTCGATGTTCTTTAGACGAGCCGCCAAACCATCGTTAGAGTACCAGTTAGTAATGCCTGTACCAAAAGTACCCACTCCCCAGTCGCTTTTAACTACACCAACACCAGCAGAACCACCAGAGGTAGTTGTGATTCCTCCCAATTGTCGTTCAATTTCGGTAATTTCTGTATAGGCCAAGTTTACGTCGTCAGCAATAACCTTATCAATGTTATTGCGCTTAAATGTAAACGACTTAATGCTTGATGGATAACCCATTATAATCTCCTAAAGTCTTCTCTTTTATTTTAAGGCTTTATTTAGCCCAGTAGAGGCTTAACTTAGTCTAAAAGTTACCCATACGTTTGTGGTGCTTCTTACAGAGCGGAATCTTCCTGAAGTATTAGCTGCAACAGCACCGTTTCCTATAATAATGTGGCTTGAACCAGGAGAAGTTATTGTAGCTGTTCCAGAGTTTGTATTTATAAATGTCCAATCAATTCCTGTAGCAGTAAGTAAGTTTTGTACACCAGCATCCATTGTAGTTCCATTAGGCAGTGTAAAGCTTCCCGAAGTCGCACCGGTATATTGAATAATAAGAGTTTTTAACTCTGTAGTAGATAAGGTTTGAGCGGGAGTAAGATAGGAGGTGGGTGAAGCTGGTACAGATGCTGTACCTCCCAAAGGCTGCCAAATAAAAAGTTTACCAAGAGTATAGATAGTAGAAGAAGTATTTCCCACACCTAGTCTAATGTCAGAGCTAGAAGCACCAGTTGCCATTTTTACAGTAGTTGCTCCGCCATTATTGGCAAGATTAAGAGTTTTAACATCACCACCGGTTTTATTCATAATGTTGACCGTCAGAGCCCCACTCCAAGTGTCTGATGAGCCAATGTTTACTTGATTAGTTCCATGTGTACCGATATTTACAAGTCCATCTATAGATTGTCTTGTTGGGCTGCTGAATCCGTTTAAAACAGACGATTCCCCAAAAGTATTTGCTGCAACAGTAACGCTTTGAGCATAACCAGATGGGATTGTAGTTCCGTCAGTAGGTGTAGTAATACCAATACCTACGTGCCCCCGCCGGTAAGAAGCTTCACCGATGGCGGTGACGTTACTAGAATCAATTATTACATTTCCAGAAAGAACCTCTCCGGTAGAACTTCCGCTTAAAGTTGCTGCACCACCTCTAAGAATTAAATCTCCACCAGTTGCAGAGTCAGCACCATTAGAGCTTGAAGTTGCCGAAGCACCACTAATAGTTATGCTAGACCCAGTTACAGTACCGGTACCTGTTACTGCAGGTGCTGAAGAAGTGGTTTGATAGCTACCAATATAACCTAAAGAACCAGAGCCACTACCACCAGGAAGTGTGCTGTTTGAATTTACAACAACAACTGCTGAACCTGTAGAGCCTAAGTATTTTAGCGCACCACCTTCAACCCAAAGAATGCCACCAGCTGACGAGTTAGCTGTTGGAGCGGTAGTAGCATTTGTAATTCCTATAACACCCGAACCGTTTCCTGCATCTAGTGTTGAACCAGCCAATTGTATATTTTTATTATTAGTTCCAATAACAATTGTTGCTACTTGAGAAGTATTTTTAATTGCTGAAGTTGCTACTCCACTAGTTGCAGTAATTAATCCAGATGATGAAATATCTCCTGCAGCTGTAATTTTGCCACTATTATCAATACTTGCAACTGTGACTCCACTTAGACCGTTGAAAGATTGCCATTCTTGCAAGTTAACAGTCTGGCCTACTACACCACGGATAACTGCACCAATAGTTGAACTATCTGTTGTTTGTAAAGATAGTGTTCCAAGTGTTGAAGAGTAATTTATTCGAGCTGATGCTGCTGTAATAATTTTAGTAGTGGTAAAATCCCCTAATTGTGTGACATACGCTACGGGAATAGTGTTTCCAGATACCTGCCATTCCTGTAAATTTACAGATTGATTTGACGCACCTTTGACCACCAAACCCTTTACTCCAGATGAAGTATTAAGGATAGTTAAACGACCAAGAGATGTTGAAGTTCCAATGTTTAATGAACCGTTAAAAAATCCATCTCCGGCAGCTGAAATTGATGCTACAGGAGTAAGGTCTGATTTTAAAAAATCTATAAGATTGGTGGAGGTTTGGTTTAAAAATCCTTTAATAGTTAAAGGGGTATTTCCAACAGCATCATTAGTTATATAGTGACTACCAGTTGTGAAATTAAAAGGGGTGTATATATTTTTAGTCATTTATTATCCAATAATTACGTAGTTGTAAACTGTAGTATTTGTAACCGCATTTGCAAATGTAAAAATTGTTGTACCATTATTTGTACCAGTGTTTTGTATATCTACTTCTACAAGGTTTCCAGATGAGTCAAACAATTGAGCGTGAACCCACTGACCAAGACCATGATTTATTGACCAAGATGCTTGAGAACCATTTCCTGTAATAGTGCTAGCTTTTTTTAGGGTTACACCATCAGTTTTAGGTGTTCCATTACCACCAGTATTAGGATTAATAGATACAGCACCGGTTGCGTCAACACTAAAGTAAGTAGAGCTAAATGATGCAATACCAGCAGTACTTGTGCTTGCATAAGGGACCGAACTAGTAGCACTAAATTGGCTGTAAGCAATATTGTCGGTACCAATTTTGACACCACCACCAGTAGCAGTACCAGTAGTTCCTTGTACAAATGACTTACCCTTGTTAGTTCCGCCAGATGCTGGACCAGATACGTAAACAAAGTCACCAGCAGTAATTTCTTTAGCAATACTGTTGTTGGCATCATCTGCACGGGTCAAAGTAATGTTTGTAGACACTGTGGTTACTACATAGATACCATTTTGGGTATTAGTAGACTGGTCTTTTAGAAGAACACGGTCACCTGCTAAAAGTGTGTAGCTATCAATTACGCCAAGGTTTGCTGCGGTACCCACAAAGGTGGCACCAACACCTGTACCACCATCTGCACCTAAGAAGGTGTAACTTCCAGAAGCATTTGAAGAAAGATTAGAAGATAGAGTAACAGTATAAGTTCCGCTAACAGTAACATTGGTTACATACACTGTTCCACTAAGACCCGTACCTGCAACCTGTTGTCCTATAGCAATATTAAAACCTGGGCTAGTAACGGTTAAAGTGTTGGCTCCAGAATTTCCAGAAACAGTAGTTGCAGTTCCACCACCAGGAGTATAAGTACCTGTAATACTAGTAGTGGAGGCAACTGCTACAGCATCGTGAACATTTAAACCCTGAACAGCGTCGTCTACATACTTCTTAGTAGCTGCGTCACTGTCTAGTATAGGGGTTCCAACGTTAGTTACACGGTTGCTACCCATTGTGATGGTCTGAGATAAGGCAACAGACAAACCGTTTAAAGTTCCAACGCTAGTAAGAACAGAGGCAGTCGAAGCGCTAGTAAGGAATGAACCTGAAGAACCGGTTACAGAAATACCGTTTATGCTAGTAATACCTGTAGGGGTAGCGCTCAAACCAATAGTGATACCAGTAGTTCCACCATCCCAAGTAGTTCCTGAAGAGAACGCAAGGTTGGTGTTTGTAACACCTAGAGTATAAGTTGTGCTTGCCTTGATAATAATCGGACTAGAACCATCGTAGTTCGAACCATTGATTGTTCCAGTAGTATTAGAAGCAAACTTAGTTGCTGTGGCAGCATTACCACTAATGCTGCTGTCAGTAAACGCAATGGTTTTACGGTTGGCTACAGGGGTAAAGAAAAGGTTTGTTCCATCAAACTCCATTGCACCCTGTGCAGGAGTTGCAAGACTGGCACCGATTTGGAACTTTAAAGGTGAAGAGCTAGTAGTTCCTTGAAAAAGAGTTAAATTGCTACTTAAAGTCCCACCGTTTACTCCACCAACCGGCGTCCAACCACCTGAAGTTTTATAAATATACAAAACACCATTATAAGAGGACAATTGGCCTTCTGCAGCTGAACCTTGTGCATCTGGGTTAGTACTACCGCTAGGAGTACTGCTCCATCTTGCGTCAATTTTAGCATTTTGCAAACTGTTATTTGCCAAATTTATTGACGTTAAAAAGACTTTACCGGCCATTTAATTTCCTTAAGATAAATACGCTGTTGCGTATACTGCTTGACTAAAAGTGATAGTTAGGCTGTTATTATCATTGTAGACAACATCACCTAAAAATTCAGTACCAACTTGGTTTACAACTTGTACGCTTGGTTTGTAACCCAAGTTATGCGTAATATGCCAAACTTGTAATGAATCTTGAGGAGCAAATACAAAAGACCCACCAGAAGGACCAGCATCTCCCTTAGGACCTTGTGGACCACGTTGACCAGGAACTCCAGGAAGTAAAGAAATATCAATTTCAGGATATAAACTCATTATAATACCACCGTGCTACTACGAACTGTAAAGAAGTTTCCGCCCTTGATTTCAATGACCTCACCCTGGTTAGCGTCCACAGTTGAAAGAGACCAGTATGTTCTTTCAGCTAGTCTTAGGGTTTGTTCTTTACTTAGGGAAAGGGTAAAGGTGTAAGCTTTAGATACATTTGTGTCTACTTGACCAGTTAGTCCAGTAAGGGCTAGGACTGTAGTTGCGGTTCCAGTAATAGTAAAAGTAGAGTTTGCTGGATTACCATTAAGGATAGTATATGTTCCGTTTACTGTATCATCAACATCCGTAATTACTACTGAGTTACCAGTGCTTAATCCATGGGCAGCACTAGTTGTAATAGTAATGGTTGTACTTCCAGCGTTTCTAGAAGCTCCAGTAATAATATCAATTCCAGTAGTAATTATATCAAGAGCAAAGTTTTGAACTACAAGCACTGAGCCACGCTGGTTGAGAAGTTTTGCTGTAAATGACTTTCCAGCATAGTTTCCAGTAAAGTTTAGTGAAGTACTAAATGAACGTCCTTGGTAAGCAGTGAGCTCTCCGGATTCTGTAGGCCATTCAACTGGTTTATCTCCATAAGTAGGTGCTGGAACGTCTGACCTTTGTGGGTATGAACGGTCATCGACTTCTTGAGGCTTGTACATAGGCACGTAACGTCCTGTAGCCTTCGATATACGACGAAGACTGAACACATCAATCTTATATAAACCAACACCTAGTTGAACACACAGTTCACGATATTGGGTTTGACGAGTTTGAACCATTTCCATTAACTGTCGGAAACGTTCTGCACGAGGAATAGTAACACCATCCGGAGCTTGGATGTCAATATCAAACGAAGCATCAGTAGCTAAAGTATAAAGAGCAATAGTGGTAGCGTAAATAGCTACAGGATACTCTTCAATAAAAGGAAGAGTAGATACATTCATTTTACGTCCTAAAGAATCGGTATGGCCAGCTGAATGCTGAGTAATAGCATCTGTAACAATAGTTTCTAACTCTGCACCAGTAAAATATCTGTAATAAGTTCCGCTAACAGTAACTTCAGTCATGTCTTCTAAAACATCAGCTGTAACTAAAACACCGGTAGATTCTTCAACATAACTAGTATTAGAGATATCAGTTGTGCCTGCATATACTGCAACTTGTTTGTGGTCTAGAGGAGCATAGTGTAATTTAAACCTGTTAGTTGTACCATCCGCAACAAATCTAGTTACAAAGGTTTTGCCAACGTCGCCAAGCTCTAGGCGAACTCTGTCAACAAGGCTAGAAGTGGTAGCCATCAATCCTCCAAAGTCTTATATAACTATAATCTCTTAAAAACATATAAAATGCATGGTAAAAAGTCCGCCCTGCTGGTGAGGAGGGCGGGGACCAGCAGGACGGACAGCTTTTGGAGGCGTACTACTGACGCCAGACGTAACCAAGTCTTTCAAGGTGCTCAGCAAGAGCACGAGGCACAGAATAACGAACTCCAGCCTTAAAGGTGTAGTTCTGTGGTGCTCCGTTAATCACACCGAAAGTCATATCTTCGATATCATGATGTGTACGGATAATCACTTTGTCGTTATTTACTGATACGCCTACTTCTTCAATTTCATCAATTAGAAGTGGCTCACTTGGATTCTTTGGGTCAAACACGTCATTCTCAAGACTAATAGCCTCGGCCTGACGTGAGATTGAGATTTCATCTTGTCTTGCAGCTAGTTCAGCTGCGTTACGCTTTGCAGCTTCTTCTGCTGCACGTCCTGTTGCGTCCTGTGGACTAGTGGGTTTATTTGCCACGATATTTATTCTCCTTATTTATTATTTATTTGTTTGTGTTGGGGAGGCCCTTTTGGGGCCCCCCCTCGACTAAGTTTGGCTATTAGTTGGTGTAAACCTTGTTGATAGCCTGGTCGGTAATGATACCGAGACCCCAGATAGCGTACCATGCTAGTGCGTGCTCACGACCGAAGTCTAGAACACCACCGTCACGTAGCTCAACTGGGAGGGCGATTGCGTGACCAAATGCGTTGTCACCAATCATGATTGACTCGTAAACGTCAGCAGTGTTACCAGTAGCTGCAGATAGGTAACCCTTTTCACCGGTGTAGCTAGAAGAAGCTGGGTTTCCACCTGAACCTGGAGCTGAGTTAGCCTTCACAGCACCGCTAGCGTATGAATACTGGTCGCTTGGAACACCAACGTTGCTAGTAGTGGTGTAACCAGCCTGGTTTGCATCCAACTTCTTAACCTGAGTGGTCTCGATGAATACGACGTCGTATAGACGACCGATTTCACCTAGCATGAAGTTACCTGGAGCAGCATACTTAGTGACTTCGATAAACTCTGGGTTTGAACGAAGGTCACGCGACTGCTTAGGGTGGATGAACTGGACATAAGTCTCACCAATTCTTGGAATGTTCTTAGACGCAAGCACAAGTGCTGAGTCCTTGATTGCACCAGTGGTCAACTTGTGGTTACCATCTAGGTCACCAATTGCGGTACCAACGGTACCTTCTGCATAGGTGTTGAAGGTGGTAGATGAAGTTAGACCTGAACGGTCGTAACCGAAGGTTGCTGAGGTAGCAGCCGACAGTGTGTCACGAGCCTGTACGTCTAGGTACTGTGCCATGTGGCGACCAAGCAAACGTGAAGCGGAAGCCATAATGTCGTCGAACGAAGCGTTCAGTAGCAGTTCTGAAACTGCAACTGCATAGCCGTGCTCAGCAACGGTGATAGCAATCTGCTCTGCGGTTAGAGCGTTGGTTGTCATACGGACACCTTCAGTCAGTGGAGTTGCGTCCACTGTGAAGTTTTTGTAACGAAGGAAGTTAACGCGGAGACCTGGTGAAACACCAAGCTCAGTCTTCTTAACTGCAAACTGCTCAAAGCGAAGAATAGGCATCGCCTGGAACAGAATTTCCTTCGACCAAATGGTCTGAATAGCCTGTGAAAGCTGACTATTCGAACCTGAATATGCGGTAGGCGCAGTGGCTAATGCACTGGTACCGGTAACAGCAGAACCTGCCATTTTTTGCTCCTTTCAGAAGCGGTCGTTAGATTAGGTTTTTATTACCCGAACAATCCCTGTCCACTGTTTTTACCTGAGCCAAGTAGCTTGGCACGATTCTTCGCATAGTCTGCCATTGACATGTTATTAATGTCATTAGGTGAATACGTTCTTGAGTCCGAGTCGTTGTCGAGGGGTCCAGAGGCCGGGCTCGTAATACGAGTTCCAGCCATTTCCTTGCGGCTCTGCTGTGCAACTTGCGCAACAGAATCGAAGATTTTCGCAGAGCGTTCTTTTAGACCAGCGATGCTCTGCTCGATTTCATCGCGGGAATTTCCAGAAATTAGGTCAACAAGTTCTGGAATGATGTTGTCGCGTTCTGTTTCAAGACGCTGTTGGCGGTAAGCCGATAGCTCCTGGAACTCACGCTCACGTTCAAGAAGTGCAAAAGCACGCTCACGTTCTTGACGTTCAGCTTCAAGCTTTGATGCCCATTCCTGTTCCTTTTTAGCAAGCAAATCGCGAACTTCAAGTTCTGATTCTTCTTGCTTCTTGCGTTCAGCTGCACGCTCTGACTCACGAGTCTGACGCTTTGCTGCACGCTCAGCCTCTAGGGCTGCACGTTCCTCACGTTCCTTCTTAAGGACTGCAAGTTCCTCCTGTAGCTTTTCTACCTGTGGGTATAGCTTTGCCTTTTCCTGTGCACGTGCCTTTGCAATATCATCGGCTGTGAACTGGTTCTGCACTGCTACCTCCTCAGCAAAAGCTGCATTAGTAATTGATTCAGTAGTTTCTACTACTTCTAGGTTTTCATCCATTATTAATCTCTTTTCATTCTCTTGGTCGTTTTCCATATTAGTGCCACATGACCTTGTCAGTTGTACTTATTAAGTAACATCATAAGTATATTTTGTTACCTAATTAAATAATGCCTTAAAGTAAGACATTAATCTTTGTCAACTTGTCTACGAGATGGAAGTTGTGTTCCATACGCTTCAGTTACCAAAGAAGTTCTTATATTATCCTCAGCCTGGAATTGCTCCTGAGCTACTGCCTGGTCAGCTTGTGCATCAGCTCCAGAGCCCTGAGGACCTAATTGTCCGTCACCCATGACGTCTCCGTCACCCATCATCATCGGGTCCATAGGAGTAGCAGTACCATCAGGTCCTACCATCATGCCAGTCAAGTCCATAAGTTGCTTAGTAATCTGGGCCTTAACAAGGTTGAGGGCACCTTCAGACTTAGCATCTGCAATAAGTTCTGCACGAATCTCTTGTAGCTTCTCTTCAGGGAACTCTTCTCCAAGGGCACGCAAAGCGCCTTCCTTAGACTCAAGTCCCATAGACATCTTTTGCTGAAGTTCATTCAACATAACAATCTTGTCTAGAGGTAGCGGCGGTTCAAAATGTACATAGTTGCTGTATGTAATAGGGTCATTAGGGTCTAGCTGTGGAAGCTGCCCTTCCTTAATTGGCCCATCTTCATCAGGGTTGTAAACCATAGTTTCTGGTTCTTTAATAGCAAGGTTAAGAATAACTAACTGATTAATCTTTTCAATTCCCTTGCCGTACTGTGTACTCTTTTGTGACCAGCGATTCATCAAAGGTTGGAACTGAATAGAAAGAGCAACACCTGAGGTGTTAGAGATAGGCTGTGCCTGTCCTAGAGCTGTTTCTGGAATGTTCATAAGTTCGTGCATCGAACGCTTCAAAGTTTCAAGGTATTGTAGAGCACCTTGAATACCAGCACCGCCACCTTCAAGGTTAAATACCTGAGCATCCTTAGGTAGACCACCCCAAACCTTCTTTGCACCCTTTTCAAGGTTAGAAGCCTTAGCACCAACAATAACTGTTACAGGAGCAGCGTGGTAATTAATAATATCTGCAATGTCTGTAGAGATTTCATTATATGAGCGGTTAATTGTAATAATATCATGAGCATCTGACAATCCCCAAGGAGAGCCGGATACTGGAATGTTAGGGATGTGAACAACAGGAATCTGACCTAGTGGATTAGGGCGGCTGTCGATAAGTTCGTCGTTGATGTATTCTTCAATAACATCTTCAGTAAGAATTTCAGTGTAAGTAAACACCTGACGGGTACCTTCTAAAGAGGTTCCCCAGAAACGGTACTTCTGCTTAAAGCGAAGCAGTCTTTCACGGTCGTGTGGGTGGAACTCCGGGAAACAAAAAGCTGGGTTTAGGGGAAGGATACGTACACGTCCTGGATGGAAACGACCAATACTGTCTTCCCAAGCTTCTTCGTAAGCAACCTTAACAAATGCGTCACCAGTGATTCCACCAGTTTGAGCCATTTCAAATAGAATACGTTGTTTGTTGTTATCTACTTCCCAGACTCGCTCTAGGCGGTCAGGAATAATAGCCTCAGTAACTTTAGGGCTGCGGAAGTGAACTCCATTACCAAAAGTAAAACGAGCTAGGTAATCAATAAAAGCACGGTAATAGTTTACCGAAATCTGCATTTCGCCTTGCTCACGACGATAGCCCCAGTGATGACCTAGGTACATAGCCCAGTTAAGGCTGTAACGGTTTAGGCGAGGACCGTGGACCTCAAACTCTTCATCAGCAAGTTCTACAAGACCCAGAGGGGAGATGCTGATGGTAAGGTCAGATGATGAAGCTCTATAGCTTGGTGGTGAAAAGTCTAAAAACGACATTACTCATCATCTCCATGGCGTTTTGCAGCCATTTCTCTGCGGTGTGCTATAGCTCTACGAATCATTGCTTTACGTTCCGCAAGTTTTGCACTATCCTCAAATCTTCCACCAAGTTCTAGGTAGCGTTGGTGAACCCAGTGACTTGCACCAGGAGAAGGATAAATACGGTATTTAGCCTTAGCCTGACCGACCACCATAGCATAAAGCTTTTCATTCAAGGGTACTTCTGCCATAATTCTCCTCTAGTCGAAGGTACCCCACCCTTACGGGCGGGGGTCCATCGAATCCCTAATTAATCGTTTACTACTGTTGGGTTAAGACGCATAGTACGTCCACCCGAAACCAACTTGGTTTCAACAATCTGCTCAGCGTTGTTCGAGAATGAACCGTGTGCAAATTCACCAAGGAAGGTAGGTGCTTCAATCCAAGATGCTGAACCTACGTGAGCACGCTCAGATAGAGTCTCTTCAGCTGGCTTTTGCCATACTGGTGCGTTTCTGTTTGGGCGACCAGGAGCTGCAGCAAAGCCGCTCATGATACCCTTCTGGAAATCGGTTGGAACGTCAGTGTCAGTTGCAATACCTTCTTCAAAACGAAGTGGTCCACGACGTTCAGGGTTGCCTGACATCTTCATTTCGTACATCTGAGGTGCGCGTTCTGGGAACTGTGGTTGTGGGGCGATACCCATGGGAACTCCTTAAAAGTTAAATTGGAAAGGAACTAGTATTTCCAATATCTAGTTTGGCTGTTTTATTGAAATATTTCATAGTCAACTCAAAATTTTAGAAAAAAGCTGAATTTGATACTTCAACCTCTGGCATAACTAGGGACTGGGTTAGAGAACAAGCAATAGCCAAAGAATCAACAAAGTCATCGTGAGCATAGGATTCATCCGGTGCTTCAACTATGAAGTTTGGTCCTTTATATTTTATTTCAGCATCTGTCATTTGCTGGATAAAACGTTTATGTACTCTTAGTCTACGGGTTTTTGCGTGGTTTGGGTAGCTAAGCGACCTTCTTTGAATTAAAGCTTGTAAATGTTTAAATCTTTTAGACTGTTCCGACTGTGATGATGTTAGCGGAAATACGTCGGAACGACCTAGAAGCAGCTTAAGACGCTGGGCTACTGCGTCACCAACACCGTTTGCGTCAACTCCAACAGCAAGTACATCGTAATTAGATAAGAAGTTTACAATCTGGAAATACTGCTCTTCCCAGTCATCTCCTTGAATTTCTAGCCAATTGAGGATTCTATGGTCAAAATAGCCAAACTCATCAGGTCTATCCCAGTCCACCCAGACGACAGTAACAACGGTTGAGTCCATTTTTCTAGCGGGGTCGATTCCAACGACAACAGGGGTTTTATGCCATACTTTGACGAGCTCTTGAGATGTGTCACCAAGTTCATCCAATAGTGAAGTCGTGACAAACATACCACGTTCAAGTAGCCATTTGCAGTTGTACGACATCTGAAATTCATCTGAGTCCTCTCCAATTCTTAGCATCTCTTGCTTAATAAATGTTTTATAGTTTGTGTTGACCTTAGATACATCACGCCAGTCCCACTGAAAATGGTTCTGTCTACGACCTCGTTCAGTC